ATAAGTGGGTAAAAGAAGTAAAAGCACAGTTTTTTGATTTGAGAAAGAAAATACTGTCAAAAAAAGGAGTAAAATATAAAAAAATATAAAAAATATATTTTAATTTAACTTGTAAAAAAGAGACTGTAAAAAGTCTCTTTTTTCGTGTCTGTTTATCTCTTTGCTACAGCCTTATATAGCCGTTTTTCTTCTTAGCCTTGTTTTTTCTATTTATGTATATAATAACCGTTGTATAGTTGCTATTTGTTCTTTGAGCGTCGTTGTTTTAAGAATTTATAACGAGTTTTTATAATCTTGATGCCGCCTCTATTTTCTGTATATACAATCTTTTTTAAGCCAGGCGTATAAATATATCCGCCTTTTTTGTTTCCGCTCCTGCTACCCAAAAAATCACCTCTTTTTTAGTCGTTCACTCATTTGTTGCCAGTAGCTTGACTTATAAACAATGTCTACATCTATATCAACATCAATTTGAGAACCGAAAACAACAACTTGCTTCGGTTCTAATCTCCTACACATTTCTTTGAAACCTTTTCTGTAACATTCTTTCCCATCCTCAGAAAAACATCCGTTTGTCGATACCGCAAGCGTGGAGTGTGGCGGTAAACCATCAAAGCAATAGTCATACGTTTCTTCACTTCCCCAGCCTACAGTCGGGATAATCTTTAAACCGGCTTGACTTAAACAATAGCTTAATGCCCGACTTCTGTATATTTGCCATATTTTCAATGCAAGTGGCATATCATCATAGAAAGTAAAATCGGGACTGCATATATATTTAAAGTTTTTCAATATATCCATGTATTTACTTGGATTGTTCCAAAGTCGTTCAAACCGTACATCATCTATAAAAAAATGGCAAACACAATTTTTCGGATGCTTTTCTTTACTTGCAAGATTGAACGGTACCGGCTCAACATCTTCTAAGTGTGCATAAACCGGAGTTAATTGTGGGAATCCATATCTGCCGACTAAATCAGCACCGGCAATATACCGTTCTTTTAAGACATCCTCCTTTGTGTTCACAACGATAAAATCATTTTCGGGACTGCTCATGTTGTCACCTCACTTTCAGCAATTTGCACATCCGCACTCACATACTGTCATTTATGTATTGTGCAAAATAAACAACACATTAAAATAAATGTTACTTTATAAAGTATATTATATCAAACTTTTCACAAGATTGCAATATGATTTATTTGATATATTTTCTAAGCACTTATTCTAACACGCTACTCGTCTTTCTTTTCATAATTATATTTTTCTAAAATTGGTTTAAACAATTTTTCTTCTGCTTCTTTTCGTGCTCGTATCGCTTCTTCTTTAGTTGAGTAGCTCCCTAAACCGTAATTTTTTCTTTTAAATGTTATTTGTGCTCGCCATTTCCCTCTACTTGAATCCCAACTAACACCCTTGACGCCGGAAGTATTGTTTTTAGATTTTTTTTGAGTTAAGCTGTTCAAACATGTATTGTCTGTTCTTATCAGTTTTCGGGAATTTTCCTGCATACTTTTTTTTGCTGCTCTTATCCTTTTACAGCCGCAAGACCTGCTATGCTTAGCAGCTTGTATTGTTTTATTTACAATATTTCCGCAATCACATTGACATTCCCAAATATATCGTCCTTGTTCTGTTTTTCCTACCGGTTTTATAAAAGTTAAACTTCCTATCCTCTCGCCTGTCATATCAAGAGTTCTATTACAACCGCAAGATTTGCTTCTCCCGCTGCGTAACTTATGACCTGCCACAACACCTGTATTTCCACATTCACATCTACAATTATAATATCTGTTGTTACTTGCGTCTTTTTTGTCAGAAAGAGATATAACGCTCCACTTTCCGAATTTTTTTCCAATCATGTCATCTATATTTTTCATAATTCACCTTTTCAGAAATTACAATATTGAATTTTGTTTTTTAAATACTTCCAACAATGCGGATGCAGTCATTGTTATTGTTCGCTCACCTTTTTTTAATTCCATCTCTAGCGGATAAAAGTCATAATCTTTGTAAATCTCTACCCCACATTGATGCACAACTATTGCGTCCATTAACTTGTCTTCACCAAGCTCTTGTATATCTCTTTCAAGTTCTCTAATTAAATCCGTGCACTCAAAAGAAATAGGTACACCATCAGCATTTTTTACTGCCATAATCTTTCAACTCCTTTTTTGTTTGCTATTGTAACATTTTTCTGCATTTTCTACAACTCCTTTGCTTATAATAAGTGCCACTGTCAAATAGTCATTATATTGTATTTCAGAGATAAGTTTTTCGACTGTCATATCAGGATTTGTCTTTTGAATCTGCTTTAATAAATTGTCCATCATGCCACACTCCTTGTTAAAGTAATCATCAAATCGTCAAGTAAATATATCAAATCTGCCCCATACAGGCTTATCCAGTCAGCTAAATATTCCTCTTGCTGAATAGGCATATATATGTTGTAACTGAAACAAAAACAATGGCATAATTCATGAGCCATTATTTTGCGTAAATAGCCGTTTTTTACATTATCTGATACATATACTGTCTTGTCATTAAAATCGGTCACAGCAAGGCTCATAGAACCGTCAGAACGCATAAGTTTATTACTGCCGCTTGATACAAATACAATTTGCCATATTATATTGTTTATTATAAACATAAAATCACCTCACAAAAAAGAAGCCACTAACTTATATTGTTAATGACTTCGTGAATGGTAGAAAATATTTTTATGCCGCTGTTAATTTTAAAGTTGATGAAGTAATAAAATGTTTGATTTCATTATATCCCCATCCACAATTAACAAGACCGCTTACTATCATTTCTATGGACTGGACTTTTGCAAGTTCCTCTACTGTGAAATAATCACGCAAATTAGCCTTTTTATCAATTCCATATTCTTCTCTTAACTGCTTTGCTGTCTTGCAAAATACAGCCCTATATACAATGTCAGTATAAACAGAATATGCGTGTCCGTGCATACGCTCGTTTTCTTTCGACATTTGAATTGCTTTTGTAAGTGATTGCCTAACCGCAATGCCTTTTTCTCTTTCTATCAACTTGCCTTTAAGAAGTTCTTCCATCTCATTAAATTGATTGATGTAGGCTAACTTAAATTTCATAGCCTTTTCTCCTGTATAGCCCATTACTAAAAGTGTAAAGCCATCTCGGTTCATAAGATACATTGGATTTTTCTTGCCGTTTGATGCAACATAATCACTTTCATAGAATAGCCCCGAAAATTCGGTGCTACTAATTTTCTCCCGTATAGCTCTTATTTCCTCTATGACATGGTAATGTTCCTTTTCAAAAGTTTTCGCTACATCAAGGCTTGTTACTACAGTTACCTCTTTTTTGCTTAATTTTCTTGTTTCTACTAACATAGTATCATTCCTCCAGTTGATATTTTTTGTTATTCTATCCATGTGTGTATCATAAATTTATGTACATTTTTCATGGAATGTATCAACTCTAGCCTATAAACTGCATACAAAGATTGTCTTTATTTAAAAATCATTAACAATATAAAGTTTTCAAAGTTCAAAACAGGCTACAGATATTGCTATCTATAGCCCTAGATTGTCGAAAAATATTATTCTCAAATCTTAGAAACAAGTGTACTAAGTTTTGTTCTTAAAAGATTTTTTTCCTCTGCGGTCATGTCGCCGAGCAAGTGCGTGATGTCTGTTGACAACTCTTTCATATAGCCGTCAAGGGATTTCATCTTATGCTCTTTATCTTCCTGAGTGTTCCCTTTGTGTAACTCTTTTGTTTCTGTATAGTTACGCTTTGCCCTGTCATAGTTGCTTTCAGAGTAGTTTCTTGACATATTATTGCTACCACTCACATTGCTTGCAGGTTCGCTGTAATACATCTTTCCTCTATCATCCCTATCCATGTCCCTCATATGCTCTGCTTCTGGGTACATATGATAATATGGCGGTTCTTCATATCCTCTGCGTGTTCCACGACCTTTAGGGGCGAATCTGCCGTTTGCATAGCGGTAAGCGTCATAGTATCTTCTGTCCGGATAATCTTCGTACTGTTCAAGCATACGCATAATATCCTCATTATCTTCTGACTTTTCCATAGCTTCAACAATTCTGTAATCCTTATCAAAACAAGCTATGTTCTTCGCTATTTCTGTAAAATCCTTTAAATCGTCAAGGTTCTGCCCCTCAAAATTGTCAATTCCAATTCCGTCAACTTTTGCCTTGACACATTCCATAATCTGTTTAGCCCATTTGTGCATAATATCAAGCCTCCCTTACTGCGATTAAGTTACTATTCTGAACTTCAATAGCCTGTGTAGATGTATTTTGCACCGCTACTGTACTGCAACAACCGCAAGGTACATCTATGTATGCCTGTGCTGATACATTAAAGAAATTCTCAACTGCGGCTGGTGTTACAATCATTCGCGTTGACTGCAAAGGCTCTCCGTCTACTGCAATGGCAAGTGAGATAGCTTCTACTGTACCGCCAGTAGGTATCTGAATATTACCGCTATACGATACTAAAAATCGTGCTTTACGCTGATTTGTAATACCCCTTAACTTTACAATTCCACTACCCTGTCTATGTACGATACACTTACTACCGCAAACTGGTGTTTCTGTAAATGCCACATCTTCGCCGGTGGCAACTGTTTGTAATGCAATTCCTGTAATTTCCATTGTCTTTACCTCTCTTTCTAAAAAAATAAGGGCAAACCATATAAGTCTGCCCTTTAAATTTAAGTAATACTGCTTAGCAGACATAATCTTTCGATTAAGATACTTGATTATTTAGTTGTTTAGCAGCCGCAACCTGTATTACATCCACATCCACATCCGTAAGCATATCCGTAAAGGTTGCTTGCCGGGAATGATGGTACTGGTGTAGGTCTTACAGCGTCAATTATCTGATTTGTCTGTGCTGCCATTGTGGTAGTCAGAAGTGCATTCTGTCTATCCTGTGAAGCGGCTCTGCGTAAATCATTGTTCTCTGCCTGTAATGTTGCAATCTTGTCATTAGTCAGGAAATCAAGGATGGCTCTCGTTCCTGCCTGCTGGCTATCAATAATGTCTCTCGTGTTGTTGTTCATGGTGTTCTGCAAAGCACAAGTGTTGGTTGCCATATTGTAGTTTACACCCTGAATAGCTTCTCTCGTTTCACAGCAGCAGTTGGCGAGCTGTGACTGTAAAGCGTTGGTATTCTGCATATTAGCAACTGTATCAGCGTTAATAGCCTGCTGGATGCCGTAGCCTGTCTGCATGATATTTGTGTTAATACCATTAAAACCTGTGAGCATACTGTTGTTCATAGCATAGAAACCGTCACAAAGTCCGTTAGAAATGCCATCAAGTTTTGAAACAACGGCCTGATTATCAAATCCACGCTGAATAGCACTGTCTGTATAAGCGGCGGCAGTAGAACCCATTCCATTACCGTTACCCCAGCCGTTGTTACCAAAACCACCCCAGCCGAAAATAAGAAGAATGACAATCCACCATGCACCGTCTCCCCACATACCGTCATTGTTTCTGTTATTGCCTGTTACTGCCGCAATATCGGCAAGGCTAACTCCGTTGTTAAACATATTAGTTTACCTCCATTTGATTTATTTACAAAATAGGGAACTGGTTTTTATTGTCCGGACAAAACCCTAATATGTACTATTTTTGAATTTGTTTTTGAATTTCCTGTATATTTAATCCTTGCTCATTCATAAAATTGCCAAGTATCTGCTGTGCTCCGCTCATGTCGCCACTGTTTATTTTCTGCAACATATTTTTTGCCATTGGATTTCCTTGATTTGCCGCTTGCTCTAATGTTTTCATAGCGGCTTCTTTTGGATTTTTTATATTTTTAATCTGATTTAACATCTGCATAATCTGATTATTCATTTACACCGCCCTCCTTTTTTGAAGTCGAAGTTTTCCTTTGAGCAGTCGAACTTTTGCACATCTTGTTTTCTAACTCGTCAAATTTATTAAAAATTTCATCAAACTTCTGCATAAATACCGCTGTGCTTTCGTCTGATAGGTCAATTTTCAAGTTTTCAATATTTTCTGTATTATTTATGCCTTGACTGTTTTTAGGCTCTGTATAAGGTTTATACACGACTGTTTTTATTGAGCCGTCTGCACCCCATTGTTTTGCATAAATTTCCGTCAAGTCTTGTTTAGGAAAAAATGCAACTGAGCCGTCCATAGGTACATCATTAGCCGCAATTTGTTCAACTGCTGCCACCATTCTGCCATTTATCCCTGCTTGTATCTGTAAATTCTGCTGTTGTGGTACTTGTTGAACTGGCTGTTGCGGTAACTGTTGTTCCTGAAATCTTTGCATCGGGTTGTACGGATATGCGTTATAACCCGGAGTATAAGTCATTTGCTGTTGATAAGGATTGTTTATCATTTTCTCTCTCCTCTAATACATCCTCAATAACGCTAAACAATATTGTTTGAGTTACTAAGTCTAATTTTTGTATTTGTTCCCGTGAGAGTAATCGCTCTCTTAAATCTTCGTCATACAATTCAATCACTCTCCTTTTGTAATTTTATTTTTACACAAAAAAAGCCGCTGAACGCGACATAAAAACGACAGTTTTACGACATAAAAGCGACAGTTAGATTTTATTTAGTTGTAAAAGTACGATAAATACGGTATTAGCACTAACATACTGCCATCGGCATGGCGTGTAGTATGTGCTAAAAATTCTTTAATTGTATCTCAATATCTCCATTGACAATTATTATCTTGTCAATTATAGTTTTAAGTATCATATTTTTATTTCTTTTGTCGATGCTGTCCCAAACATCGGCAATTTTTTTGATATTCTCATAGGCAATACTTTTCTTTTTATTTACTTCTTTGCTTAATAATTCAATTTCAAGTTGTTCTTTTAAACTACTGATAGTATCGTCTGACTGTTTTATTATATTCAAAACATCGTCATTTCCATCTGCGTAAAGATTAAAAAGCCTTTTGCGGCGATATTTTTCCTTTTTGATTTGCGACTGTATTATATCAATTTTACTCTGCTTTGCGATTGGTTTTTGCGATGACAAATTTAAAGATATTTTTATTATCTCAGCTTCGACTTGCTTTTCAATGTCGGTAGCCCATTCTATTGAATTATCGCAGTCTCTATTGTAATTCGGCAAATAAAATAAATCTTTGTTTCGTGAGCAACAGTAAATTTTTTTAGGTGCATCAGATTCACTTCCCCATTTTTGATAACGCATTTTACATCCACACACACCGCAATAACATAAACCTGTCAATAAATTTGGTTCTTTGTTAAGGCTAACTGTTTTCTTTTTTCTTCTGTTTTTCCTCGCTTCCTGTGCAAGCTGAAATCTATCTTTATCAAAAATAGGCTCATGCAAACCTTTATATAAATTGCCCTTATATGGTATCATGCCGATGTTTACTGGACTTGTTAAAACCATTTTAACAGTATGCTCATGCGTAAAATTAAGCATTTTTTTAATTGCAACATCCGAATAGCCGTCAATAAACAAATCTAATGCTTGATTTGCCTGCTCTTTCCGTTCAGGCATAGGTACTAAAATTCCTTTTTCCTTATCATACTTATAGCAATAAGGAGTATTACCGCCACCCATCCAGTAGCCTTGCTTTACTCTTTCCAACATACCGCCACGCATACGCAACATCATTGTGTTTTTATCAAGCTGTGCAAAAACTGCCATCATCTGAGTATATGCTTGCTCCATCGGACTGTCGTAGCTTATACTGTCATGCACACATTTAAACAAGATGTTATTTGCTTGAAACACTCGTTCGATGATATATATTCCATCAACCATGCTTCGTGACAACCTGTCTAATTTAAAAGCAACAACACACTTCACTCTTTTCGATACACAATCGCTGATAAGTCGTTGCAGCTGTGGTCTGTCCATGTTTGCACCAGTATAACCATCGTCAATATAGTAATCACTGATTATATAACCGTTCTTATTGCAGTAATTATCAATATCTCTTTTTTGGCTTTCCAGCCCGTTTCCATCTTCTGCTTGTTTTTCTGTTGATACTCTCATGTACGCAACACATTCCATCTTCAAATCCTCCTTTTATATAAAAAGAATGTGCCGCATTTATCGTACTTACGACACATTCTAACCTTTTTAAAATATAATGTCAATCAAGGCATGATGTTATGATTTTTACAATATCGGCAGATAAAGTTACATCCTCTGCTTTTATCTCGTTTCCATTTATTGTTATTTTAATCATTTCAAAACCTCCAATTTTTCAATCTTTACTTTTATCTTGTCAACTTTTCTCTGTACAGTTCGTTCACATATCATATTTCTTTGTGCAACTTCTGTAAGTGTTTTTCCTCTTGCAAGCATTGTAAATATATTCTCTTCTTCCTCTGTAAAATTGGCGTTCTTTAAAATTTCATCAAGTTCCGGCTTAGTAAGTTCTGAAAACTTCATAAGCCATTTCTCCTATATTTCTACTTTTGGTACTGCATCAAGCAAGCAGTCTTTACACAACTGCTCTCCGTCATATCCGTACAATTCTTCTACATCTTCCCCACAACAATCGCATATAAAGTGAGGTATATTGCGTTTCGGGCAACTATCCCCAAGACAACCTATTTCGCTAGGACAGTCAACACATTCGCTTTTAAATTTTATCATCTTGCTTACCTCCAAATAATAGATTGTTATTCTTTTTCCATACATCTGTATTTCTAAATTTAGGTAAACAGCTTACAGCTTTTGTTGCACACTTTACGCACAACTTCCCGTCTCTATCGAGTGGGTTTCCGCAGCGATAGCAAAGTCCGTAAGCTGGTCTTTCGCTTCTTGTTATACCTACTTTTTCTTGCTGTTTTCGTATTTCTCTGCCTTTTATGCGTCTTATCTCAAGACATTCTTCACAGTGTATATGTCCCTCTGCACGCTGTCTTATTTTACACATTACGCAAAGATTTTGCTCGTCATAACGCTGTCTTGCTTTTTGATAAAGCTGTTTATAATATGCTTCTTTACTACCAGCTACTTTATTTGCGTGTTTAGCATTTACTTTTTCAGCATAAGCTAAACACTCAGGACAAGTTTTTTCACTGCCAAATAATTTGCTTTTGCCGCATTTTGGGCACAATCCCTGTGCTTTGAAAAATTCTCTATCTTCTCGATATTTCTTCTTTCTTTTTTCGGCACATTCCTTGCATTGAGTTTTGTTTGTCATTGCAGGTTTACCGCACTTGGTACATAAGCTATGTTCTTTTCTTTGACGATAACGCTCTTTAAGCCACTTCTTTTTATTCTCGCTATACATAATTTTATGGAGTAAAACCGGTTTTTACTGTGCACAAAACTCTTACTCCTTTCTTAGTTTTAGCTTAGTCTGCAATCTCATACTTATCTTCGTGAAATTCTCTATCTTCTTCATTAGAATAGGCTCTTTTACAATTTGTACAAAATTCTAAACATATCTCTATATCTGTGCTGTTCTCATATTTACATCCTTTGCAATCATTCATTGTATAATCACCTCGCTAAATTCTTATTTTTTAACTGCTCATTATTCATCCTTACTACCTGCCTTTATTATCTCGATTGCATCATCAAACGAAACAACTTGAATAGATAATTTATTGGTTTCTCCATCATCATTTGTTGTAAGCCACATTGCACCCTCCAATTCCTCTACAACCTTATCTACATCATAGGCGGTCGGTTGAATATCAATTATTTTACATAAATCAGCAAGTGATACATAAGCATTACCATCTTCATCCAATATGACGAAATTTCCAACATTGTAAATATTATCTGCATCAATCAGTCTCATCGTTCACCCTCCTGTTCCATGCTTCTACAAATTCGCCCCAGTTATATGTACCAGTGCAAAACTCTAAACCACATTCGCAATGAATGTTAATGGGGTCGCCACCACTATCTGGGTCAATAAATGTCGGGTGCCAATCCCTACTCGGTTCATACACATCTTTTTCAATATCTATACTGTGTCCACAGAACGGGCATGGTTTAAGTTCTTCGCTCATTCTTCACCGCTCCAATCTAATTTCTGACCGCAATTATCACAATATTCCTGCTTATCAGCTAATCCATTACCATTACAACAAGGACATAAAGCAAACTCCTTTTCTTCTGTAAAATCGGGTTTCTTAGGTATCTGCTTTTCTCTCGCCGTCCGGCACTCTTCCGGTGTGCCGATTGCGTGGTACTGTTGAAGTTCTGTAAGTGCCTTGATTGCACTTTCAATTTCTTCGATATAGTCAAACTGTGTATCAGAACAATCCTCGTCAATTAAAAATTCTAAACTATCTATCGCTTTTTTTATTTCCGCATTTGCTTTTTCTTCCATATTCTCTCCTATTCCGCTTCTGATTGAAGCCATTCTGATTTTACTTTGCAAATAAACTCCGATAACCCTTCGCACAACATATTCCTTTTCCAACTATCACATCTGCAACAAGACTCATTGTCTCTTGAACTGTTGTTGTGCTGGCAGTTGCAAGAAATCTTTTCTTCGCTATCGTCAAATGCCTTTAAAAACATTTCAGCAATTTATTTCTCGTATCTGCCACACATACCTTTGCAATCAATATCCGCAATAACCCTTGAAAAGAAATCTTTGAATTTGTCAGCAATATAATCTCCTTCGAAATCGTTAGGTATGTCAATTACTACTTTCATTTTCTCCACCTCCAAACTCTTTAACTCTTGGTTCATATGGTTTAGGCAACTTCATCCATGCCTTTACGCAATCTGTAATTTGCGAATAGGAATAGTTTTCAAAGTAATCACACACTTCATACCAGCCTTGTGGAATCCAATATGAGTCATCTTCTTCTGAATATTCCCAATCGCTAGGAATACCATCGTCCATGCACCAAGCCATATCCTCAACAGTGCAATGATGATATGGAAAGTACACCGCCTTAACCACTCTCCTATAAAGTTTTCCACCATATCCTATGTGTTCTACTGTTGCCAAAACTTCATCTGAACAATTTTTAATCTTACATTTTGGCACTGTATTTTTATTCCATTGTGCCATTTTCTCCACCTCTCAATTCTTTCAGTTTTGCTTCGGCTAATTCCTTTGTTGAAAAATATCTTCCGTCAATATCAATATTTTCAATTTCATGAACTGTCAAATCTCTTATAGACTTACTCATTACTGTCGCATATTTCGGATTATTCTTATCAACAATGTAATATACTTTATCGCAAGGCAGTTTCAGAAGTCTGCCTTGTTCTTCTAAGTCCTCATAATCAGCTAACTTCTCAACCATTCTTTTTACAATCTCGCAATTACCTGTACCCTGAGAACAGTTATTACAAAATGAACTGCATGGTATTTCTCTGCCTGTGCAAGAAATTTCGCCATATCTTCTGTTTGTTAATCTCTCCATTACTGCTCCTTTCTAAGACGAGCGCTTAGCATTTTCTTTTTCAACAAGTGCGAGCAAACTTTGTAACTCTTGGTAAAAGCTATCAGAGTAATGTAAATTATTAAATCTTGAAACTTTACAAGGCTGATATTTTCCTTTATCGCAAGAGTTTACTTTTGATATAAACTCAGCTAAATCATAAATGCTTGCAACCTGATGGTCGGATAATTCCGTTTCTTTCCATTCATGATTTTCATTGCACCTATGTCCTATAATGTGCCAGCTATCCTCACCACGATAGTCAACCTCGAAAAATATAAATTCATCAACATTGATTTCAATATCCTTTATTTCCGTCCAGTCGCTCCAAAAATGCATACACCTCACTTTTACTATATTGCTCAAAACGGACATTCATCTCCTTTCCTTAAACTCATTATTTAATGCCAAATTCTTTTTTATATTTCTCAGGCATAAGAACACTGTTTCTAACTTCCATTTTGCCTGTTTCCTCGGCTTCTTTATCTTCAAGTGATAACTTTATAGCCTGTTTGTTTTTGTCGGTTATTTGGTTTGATAAAGAGTTTTTATTTACCATCTCGATTACTTTTTTTATGTCTGATGGTATTTTATTCAACTCTATTGCTCGCTTGACCTCTGTTCTATATGTCTTTATAAAATTACTGCTCACAACATTTTCATTAAACTCTGTATCACTCGCCCATATTCTGAGCTGTTGCGGTGTGCCGACTGTTTTTTGTATTGTAGTCGGTAACTTTGCAAACTCCTGCTCCGAATTATAATTACAATTTTTTAATGCCTGTCTGACAAGCGACCACGCTTCCAATTCGTTAAGTTCCTGTGGCTGTGTCAAAGATTGCAATATCTCTACAAGTTGCCCTGGAACTGGTGGGAATCCGCTTGTATTTGTAGTCATGTATGTTTTAAAAGCCAACTGTACAACTTTGTTATCATACTCGCTTAAACACATGAACCACGCATTTACCGCCGCTTCTCTGCTGGGTGGATTGTAGTTAGGATATACAGCCTGTGTCATAGCAAGTAATTGTCTTACTTCTTTTTCTGTCATAAGCTACAACCCCCAACCGTCCAAAAATTCTTTTGTGCTATCTTTCTGCTTAATCTGCTGATTCAGATAACTTTCAAATTTACTTCCGAACAAAGTATCTGGTCGTAAATACAATTCAAATTTAGTACCTTGCCATTCAGCGGACTTCTTATCAATCACTGTCATGAAGTCTGAAACCGTATAGCCATCAGCAAATCTCGCTGTTATATGCTTTCTAGTGTTTGCTGTGTTACATCTGTAATGTGTACCGCATTTTTTATTCAGATAAGTAACAATTTCCTTTATGTTCTCTCCGGTGATGTTCTTTTTATTATTTACAGTATCAGTTTCAGCAACAGAATCAGTAACAGTATCAGATACAGATGTATCTATGGGATATCTGACTGGCTCTTTATTACCATTCTTTACACTTTCAACTACACATAACACATATTTTTTAAAGGCTTCGCACTTTATGTGTTTCGCTGTAGCCATAACCCCTGACAAAGTCTTTGCCGAACTGCTCCAGTTATATTTATACCAATTCAGAATCAGCACTTCTTTTGTACTCTCATTAAATTTGATAACATTGTGTACTTCGTCGAATCTTTTCAATAACCTCAGGCAAGTATCTTTGTTATATCCTGTATCCTCACTCATGCTTTTATAACTTATCTCATAACAACCGCACAAATTTGTCTGAGGGTTTGTGAGCAAGTACAGATAAAAATACTTATCTTCGGGTGTGAACTCGTCTATTACCTTGTTGTCAGTCCAAAATGAAAGCCTTACATTTCTGTAAATCGCCATAATCACCACTTCCTTTTTCTCTTATGTTTCTTCTCCTGTAAATAAATGCCGTACTTTTTCGGAGATGTATATTTCGTCAAGTCTACATTAGTAGGCATTATGTTATATTCGCTTTTAATAAGTGTTTTAGGAAATCTCCCTTTCATTCAATCACCCTCTCTGTAAATATACTCATTATGCTCAATCATTTCTGTAATAACATTTGCTAAGTCAACCCAACTGCAATACTTCTTTGTGTCCTGCATATCTTCATCGTAATACTCATATTCAATCAACTTCTGTGAAGTAGCCGTACACATTCCATGTATATAGCAAGGTTTTTTAACTAGCGAACCGAAACCGCCTGTCCCATATTCGTTTTTTAAAAACGCAACTTTTTCTCTCAAATTATGATTTTCAAGAAAATAATCTTTTACTCTTTTCATTCCGTTTTCAAACCCTGTACCACATAAAGCAAGTGCTTTCAAAGGGTTAAACTCTTTCACTTTGTTCTTATCTTCTAAGAAATCAAATATATCCATCTGCCCGCTACAAGAATAATTGTCAAAATTCATACTTTTTCTACCAAAAGGAAACCTCGGTTTTATGTCGCGACAACCTATTCCTTTCTTTGATTTTTAGTTAGTTATCCTCTTTTTTCTTAAAATCCTCGCAAGGCACATCAAGCAAACAACCGCATTTTTCGTATTCTGTCGCTCCCCAGTATGCCTTGTATCTGTAAGAGTTTTCGCATTTAAAGCAGAAATCCTTGCCGTTGTTCAGCTTGCAACTTGTCTTTTTGTCGTCTAATTTTTTCTCAAGACTTTCATTTGCTCTTTTAAGTTCTTCTACCTTTTTCTGCGATTCCTCAAAATCTTCAATGAGTTTGTTATATTTCTTCCTACTTAAAATCTTCATTCTGAATCACCTCACTTTCGTAACATCAATAATCTTGATTTTCTTGCCACAAGCATTGCAATAAATATCAATGCCTTTTGAATAATTAAGTCTCATTTTTCCACACTCTGTAACATAAAACGGAAATCCACAGGGAATATGATTAACATACCATTCACAAAACTTGCTTTCTTTTTTATTGTCCATTTTTTCGTTTCCACCTTTTCAATGTTTCTACAGTCAACTCAGAAAAGCCTTGCATTTCTTCTTCAAATCTTTTCCTAGCTTCTGATTTATCCTTGTCTCTTTCCTCAAATATCACACACGCTTCACCTCGTGGCTTATCCTTTATTGTGCAAGTAAAGAGATTTTTACAGTTTACACATTCGGGTATCACTTAATCACCTCAAATCTATATCTCTGCTTCGCATCAGGATATTTCTTTTTGTCAACTTCGCTCATAAACATTTCAAGTGGTCTACTCCAAACTTGCCCTTCACAACCGTACACCACTGAAATTTCTGCGGTTTCTGTGTGTCTGCAAATCCCAATGATATTAACTATTTTGCCCCGCTTAAAATGTCTATATTTTTCGCCTGTCTGTGGAATAGGTCGGTCAAAATTATAATCAACATCTTTCTTAAAATGTCTTGTCAATAATGCAAGGTCACAATTTTCTTCCAGTTCTCCATCAATTACAAAATCCTCACTCTGTTCAATGTGGAGCTGATGAACAGCATAACTTTCAGCCATTGTTGTTATTTCATCAAGAAGGGCAGATTCAAATGACCAATCTTCATACGGGTACTTGTCATTATCTACAAAATAACCGCTAAATCTAAATATCCTTGCCATGTTTATCCCTCGCTTTCTTCTAACCAATCTAACTTCTGACCGCAATTATCACAATATTTCTGCCTGTCAAGTAAACCCTTACCATTACAACAAGGGCATAAGGCAAATTCTTTATCTTCTGTAAAATCTGGCTTCTTCGGTATCTGCTTTTCAAGTGCCTGTATTGCCATGTTTTTTGCTTCACTAACTCTTTTAGCTGATTTATTATTTAATCCTATTGTTGACATATTGAATCCAACTTCTTTTATTGCTTCACTCTCTGTCATATTATCCCTCACTTTCTAATAAATCTTTATTGTCAAATATGTTGCCGATAACTTCACACTGTCTCTCATTAACCCAAAAATACAAATCTTTTCGCCATATAGTATCTTTAATCCACTTAATTCTCCATTCTGCCTTATCCCAAACAACAATAGCTTTTCCGCATTGAGTATTGATAATATCATTCTCCCAAATCAGCGTGCCGTTCTTATCCCTAAGTCCGGTGCATCGGGAGATTGTATTCTTGTCTATTAAAAAACAATATAAATCAGATGCATAGCTTGGAACTATATAGTATTTTTCTTTTCTTGTATATCCATATCTTATAATGTAGCCTACAACCCATTCTCCGTCACTAATTCTCTTTGCCTTGGATAAATATCTATCTTCCATCAAATCACCTCACCATCAATACAATATTAGCTTCACAATCACCTTGATACCTGTGTGTTCTTGCATACACACTTTGTACCTTTCTGCTGCCGTATTCTTTCTTGTCTTTAAGATACTCCCCAGTGCGAATATCACGCACTGAGATTTTAGTATCTACCGCAAGTAGCTTAAATTCGTCTACTGTCATTTGCATTATTCCTTTCTTCTATTTTGATTTATAAACGATTATTGCTGTATCAACAATGCCGCTACAATCTCTATTTTCATTCCTCACATATTCAATATTAAGGATTTTTCCCTTTATCTCATTTGCCTTTTTCGTAACTTTCTTGACAAAACTTCCTAAACTCTCGCGGTCATAAACATTAACATAATCTCTTCTTATACACATCTGTTCTATCATACTCAAACTCCTTTCACACTTCGCTAATATCCACTTTTGCAAAACGACAATAACAACCACTTCTTTTCGCGTGAGATATTGCATCACGCTCCTGTATTAGCAATCAAAACCGATTGCTCTTTGTCTACATCTACCTTTTTTACAAGCAAGTTCTTTGCTCTTTTAAAATCTCTGCTTTCCCATCTTGCTCTCCTTTCAGCGTGTTTTTCATCCTCTGCTATCACGACCATTGCGTAATCTTCAACCCAAGTGATTTCCTCGGTTCTTTCGACTAAATATATATTCATGCCATCACCTCACTCTAAACTCAAATAACACATTATGCCGCAATCGGGAAAAATTTCAGTATTCATGTTTCCTCTCGTCGGTTCTAATTCGTCAAGAAAAATTGGCTTGCCGTTGCTATCCTTTAACATTGCGTAACCGACCTGTCTTTCAAGTTCTGACCTTGCCTTAAATACCTCAGGGAAATCTTTACGAATGTTATTCCAGTAACCCATGCCGCCTTTTACACATCCGATGCAGTTATTATTCGGGTAACCTAATTCGTACATTTTCGGTCGAGCAAAATCAAAAGTCCGTTCAAACAGTCCGTGTACCTCTTCTTTTGATAATTGCTTATCAATAAGTGGAAATTCATGATTTGCTTGCGGATTGGCTTCAATGGTTCGTTCTGCTCGGTTCTTCTCTTTCAAGTCAAATCCCCACACATAAGTCAATTCACAATCTTTGTGACATTCTTCCCACTCCTTTCTCACTCTCTTTTTAAGCCAGTTTGTACATGGTGCAAAGTTGTTACTAGGATTTCTAAAACCACCAAAAACCTTGACACAATCTTCGACACTCTTATACTCTGCACTACTCAAAATTTCAATTTTCTTTCCAATTGCTTTCTCGCAATCTTTGATAAATCTGATACTGTCCTGATGTTGGTCGGCAATGTCAATATAAATCCATTCATCAACATTTCCTGCTAAATATCCTGCCATAAAACTTGATATTCCTGCACTTATCCAACATACTTTTAGTTTTGTCATAACACCACGCTACAAATACAACTGTAATCGTGGATAACGGTCTAAACGCTTCCCTTGCTACTCTTGCATCATCGCCGCCCTTGCGAACCCGATACATTATTTCACGCAACTAATAGACCATTTTCTGCCAGAAGTTAAACACGCTCTTCATCAACCCGGTTTACCGGGTACTCGTTATTCCTTTCTTTTTTCCTGCTCTCTTGCTTCAATCTGTAATATATGTATAAACTCTCTTTGTGTTTCTACATATTCACAGTTCTTCTTTTCGCCTATCATATTTACCTCTTAATGTAACTTATAACCAGTCCGTCTTAACATTCGCTCAAAGTAATATTCTGCTGTGTTTTTGTCGGGGTCAAGTTGCATTTCTAAATACCGATTTGTGCAATACTCCATTATGTAATCAAGCCTACCAGTGTTTTTATCGTTACTGCTAAAATTCCATAACTCATTTAACACCATCAAGGCTATTGCGACCGATGTTACAAACAACTCATGCTTTGATGCACAATAAATCTTTGTAGGAATATCAGCTGCATCTTGGTACATCCCCAGTGCATCTAGTTTCTTTTCAAGCTTCTCAGCATAGTAATTTGCAACAAATCTAACACCTGTATCATCAAGTCTCGCACTTTCTCTCCCCATAACATTGAGTAACTGTTGTGCTTTATTGTTGCTAAATTTATATTTACTGTGTAACACTTCAAGGCACGCACTAACACCTATCGCCCTACCATCAATAATGCCTTGCTCTTTTGCTCTTTCAAGTTCAGCCATAGCACCTTTTTTCTTGTCAATTTTGTTCCTTTGCAATCGTTCCCGACGCATAGCCGCTCTCCTTGCACTCATTTGTAGTTCAACTCCTTAGTTTTTAGATTTGCTCAGCTTTAATTTGCTGAATTTTTCCAAGTACAGCCGTACAGCCTCTGCTACAACCAATAAATTCTGAAACATAATCTTCTACCATAGTATCTCCGTACTGCTCAAAATAATCTATAAATTCTTTCTTTATATTTTCAGTAAAACGGTTTGTATCTTCGTCAATATCTTGTATAATAGCTTTCAAAACTATAAACTCCGAAAAAACTATTTCCATATCGGACTTATAATAACTATACTTTTTCCAAATATCATCAAAAACTTTGGACGTACAGTTGTAAAAAATTCTTACTGCAAAATTGGCATTACTTTTCTTGTTTCTTTTCATATACATATCAAAGAAACTTATATCCTCTTTTAATGCTTCAAGTTCTTTGAAATATTCTTCTCTATCTTCAAAAAGCCTTTTAGCAGTTTCTATAACATCCATTTTGTCCATATTACACCTCGCTATCCCGTGGAAACTGAAAGATAATATTTCTATGGTAAATTCCATGCGTAAATTCTATGGTTACATTTATCCATGCTTTTCTCAGCATTTCCATAGCCTTAATTGCCTTTGCTTCACTTGAATACTGAGCCAACAAGTATCTCTCGTTTTCAAATCTAGCAATAACATTTTCGTATTCAATAAAAATTGCTAGATTTTCATATGGCAAATCAAATTTTCCATTCTGTGATATAACTCTCATTTGAAAAACTCCTTTCTATGTTTTACGCTGAAGCGACAATAAAGATTTTTGATTTATCGGTATCGTCTGTTACAGTTTTGACTTCCAAGGCGTCATCACTTATAATATTTATACAAACTTCCACATCTGCATCTGAATTACATTTATTTAATTTCTCAATTAACTCTCCAACTCTCATATTCTTACTCCTTTCCCAAAACCTCGATTTCCACAACAACTCTCGGATTTTCCTTGTCAACTTCTGTGTGAAAAACACTGTCAAGAACATCATCCCAGCCATCATTTTTGATGACCTTAGCAATCTGCAAAGCATCTAAAAACGATTTTTCAATCGCACTATATAAATTGCTTCTGTCGTGCCTTTTGTCTGCTGTATAGATGTGATAAGTACATCTGATAGGCTTATCAATATGCACCGATGGCAAGCACTTTTTTATTGCTTTTAAGCAAGTTCTGTCATTTGAAGTCTTGACAGAATTTGTATATCTTTTCGTGCGCGGGTTGTATAATCTCGCGCCCAACAATTCATTTAAACCTTTTAAAGGAAATGTATTGTTTTTCTTATCAATCATCACTTTATATGTCATTATTTCTTTTCCTCTTTCTTTTCTTTGGCTTTTTCTTCTTTCTCAGCTTCTTCAAGTAATGCAGTCATCTGACTTGCTGTTTTTGGCTGTTCAAACCAATCTGATACAGTAGTTTCTTTCTGCGTCAAACCGTTAAAAATGCCGATGTATTCTGCAAGTTCATCTTCACTGATGCTTTCAACAGTGTGGTTCAACCTCTTTTCAAGCATTTCTTTCGTGACACCGTATTTTGCAAACGCAACCACCATGTTTTTGACTTTATCGGCAAATGGTATTCCGTTCTGTCCTGCAAGCGTTTTCTTGCACTCTTTTATGCAATCTTCCACCAAGTCGGGTGGTAAAATTGCTAAAATACGGCTTCTTACTCTTCTTGAAGCATCGTTTGCAGTTCGTTCATAAACATCTCTTTGACTTGTCAATTTTCTGTTACCCTGTCTTGTTTCCATAATATGCTCAACGGTAAAATTCTGAACTGAAATGGTATTCGTTTCAAGGTCCCACGCATATGCCTGCATTTCTGATTTGCCCTCTTCGTGTGACAGCTCCTTAAAGCCGTAGTCAATGTTGCCATAACATCTTGCTAATTCCTCAGCAAATCTAATTGTCACTCCTGTTACCGTCTGTCTCCCTCGTAGATATGTAAAAAATGCTTTATCCGCAAAACCTTTACGCTGACACGCTTCAATAGCCGCAGAATAGCAATTTGTGTAATTGCGTGGGAACTGTTTTGCAAGTAACAATTTTCCCTGTGCTTCTGTTATTGCTCTGCTACTTTCAACTGCGACTGTACCTTGATTTATGTTGTTAAAAGGTACATGATTGTTATTATTAACACTCACTTCATTCATGTTCTATTCCTCGCTTTCCTCTAATTCTTCAAAATGTTCTCTTATCTCTAATCCATCATCATCGCACCACTCACACCATTCGTGTTCTTTCTCGTCAAAATATTCAAGTCCGGATGCGTTACAATAGTCCGGTTTTATACGGTTTTCATACTGAAACAAGTCATAGTTCCACAATGTATTAAGAACTTTCCAAGCCTGTTCAATGCTTTCAACTTCGACATAAAAGTTTTTAACCGCTCCTACTTGGCAATTATGCCAAACTCTTAATTTGCTCATTCGTTCTATTCTCCTTTTCTTCTTAATTCCTCAACTATTTTTGCCAAAACAATATATTTTTCTTCTAAGTCTGAAATTCTTCTATCTAAAACTTTACCGTTAGTTAAGCTGTTAGATGTAGCAGGAAGCCTTTCAACTTCAAAATCTTCTGCTTTAAAACCAAAAGAATTTTTAATCTGTTGCCACACATCAGAATACATAGCACCGTATGTTGTATATTCATCAATTTCAGCCGTAACCTTATTTTTATATGAAGAAACAAATCTATTCTCGCTTTTCGACAAAATACTTGAATTTAAGTTTTTACGCTTAAAACAATCTGTCATGCTATGTTCATTGTTTTTCTTTACATACTTATCAATAGCCACTCTTAAACGGCTTGTATTTAAAATTACAATATCCATATTATCTCCTTTTCTATTCATATTGTTTCTGTAACCAGTTTGGCAAACCAAGCGTGTTAATAGCACCATTGGTATAACCATACCAGTTCCCAGTTTCTAAACACTCTTTATAAATATTGAGATAAGTTCTATACATATCTCTGCCACTTTTCAAAAAATACTCATTTGCTTCAAGAATGTTTACTGCATACGGGGGTGTTTTTTCCTGTGCTATGAAGATTACAGAGTGTTCATAGCCTGTTACTTTATCCATAATGTCTTTATAAAATGCCATCTGTAGGTCGTACATCAAGTTGATTGCATCACGCATGAACTTGTCACTGCTGGCATCTGCACAAGATTTGTAATCAATAAGAATATGTGTATCTCCAACCTGTGTCTGACAGTCGGGACGGCACTTTATAATTAAGCCTGTTTCATCATCTTCCGTGAAGTAAGATACTTCTTTTTTACCCTTTAATAACTGACTTACAAAAGGTGTCTGAAATAATGTTTCTCTCATGGCTTTTATCTTTTCAAAATCTTCAAGGGAAATAATGTCTTTGCCCTCATTTTGGTCTTGAAATAAAAGCCGCTGAGCCTTACCCTCTTTTGTTCGTTTATTTACTTCGGGTGCAACGGCAAATTCCTCATTGAACTTTTCTTTTTCCAATACATATTTATGTACTGCTCTGCCGAAAAGCAACGCCGGAGTATCTTCCTGTGGGTTGTCTTTCCAGTAACGGAAGTGGGCTGGGGATTTTGCAATCTTCTTTAAATCGGTACTGCTCACTCCATCTCTTGCCCGATACTCTTTATTGCTTATTATTAAATCTTTCATTTTTCTCCTTTTCCCACCTGTCTGCTTCTTCGATAGCCAATTCTGTGCCAAGTGTTCTCAGTATCTCGTCTGTTGATACATAATTATTGTTTTCTAACATATCAAGTAATACATTTACACGCATTTCCAAGCTGACAAAATACTCATATTTATAAACTGGAATACTGGCAAAAGTTTCAAATGTCGTTTCTTTTGCAAGTGAACTTTCACTGTTCAAAATCAGTAATATATCATCCGACATCAGCGTTCCGTGGCGTATAAGTTCTACTACAATATCAACTTTTGTAGAGATGCAAAGAAACTCATTGAGTTTATTTATCGTCACTCCGACAACCTCTGTTTCTTTTCCTGCATCACTTTTTCTGCTTGCGTCTATCATCTATTATTTCTCCTTTCTTATAACTTCTATTTCGTTGCCGTTGTTGATAATAAACTCAATTCTCAGCACCTTTGCCAATTTCTCTATCTCAAAAACTGATAACTCCTTTATATCTCTTATTATTTTGTTATTCATTTTCTACTCCTATTTCTTACTTGAAAACCATGACAATACAATAAGCAATGCCATTTCTGCAAATAAAGTTGCCAAAATTCCCAAAACAAACGGATTTACAAACATATTTATATTCCTCACTTTCTGTGATATAATTCCTCTATCTTCAATATAGAAAAGAGGTGAAAATCATGTTTTTAAAGTTTCAAATTTCCTGTGCTTGTCATTGCAAGTATTCTGTAAACGAAAATATTGATACTGACAAGATAATTTGTCCTAACTGTAATCTTGAATATCCTTACTCTGCCAAAGTATTGTCGATACTCAAGACTGCCAAAGAAATACCCGACAATGAAGCGTTTGGAGAAACTTCAATCAAGGTTATTTCCGCTGAGGAAGATATGAACGATTATCCACAATAATTTTCATATATTCCAAGAAACCTTTAATTTCAGAAACGGTCATGGAGTGTTCAGCGATAAGATTTAACACATCTTTTGTCAGCTTATCTATCTCCTGTCCGTTTCTGTGGTATTTAAAGAAGAAGTTTGCTCCATCAATATCTTTGCACATTGTTTCTTTCAATGCCTTTGCCTGCTCATTCATCTTTTAACCTCACTTTCCTTTCATATTAAGTTGTAATATCACACTTGTTTAGTAGCGTGAAACACTATTAAAAGTTTCAACTACTGGGGTTATGGCGTTAAGAACTTTGATTGACAGTTTTATGTTTGTTTCATCAATTTTCTTATCGCCTTTTATTATGTCCTGATAATCCTCGATAATATCCATTGCTATATGCTGTGCCAGTTCATCAATACCGATGTAGCGGGCATTGTCTTTTTTAACAATAATATTTTTACCTGTTTTGTCTACAATGCCGTATCTCTGTTTATCCATGTTTTATCTCCTTTCTATACTGCCACTTCTGACTTCTGCAAAAACTTATTAACAAAGTAAATCTGCCCTTTGCCTGTGACCTTAGTTGTGCGTGTTATTCTCACGCTACCATCGGGGTTCTGAATGTTGCTTTCTTTGATTTCAAACAATCCCTGTTCAACAAACCTCTGCTGTGGCATATTTCTTGATGAACCACATTTAATAAGGAAGTTATTCGTTCTTAACCATTCAAACAACCTCTTTTGTCCGATTTTGTAACCGTTCTGAGAAATCAGCTTTGCTAAATCTCCGACAAGGATTGATGTTTCACTAGCTGATACTGCGTCTGCGAATATTTCTTTCGGTTTCATGCGTTCAATCTGTTTGTCTCTCTCAGCAATCTTATTCTGTGCCACCATAAGTGCTTTTGCCATGAGTTCATCATCCGTCATGTTTTCCTGTCCTACTATGTAACCGCCGTTTTTTCTGATTGATGGAAGTACCTCAGATGTTACCCAGTCCGTAAATCTTTCTGCACTCTCTTTTCTGCTCTGAAAGATTGTTTTGTAAAGATTACTTTCACTAATAAAAGTTGCGTATTGAGTTCTGCCAATACTATCTATGACCTCGGCAGTACCGACCCCATCTTTTTTCAATCTTTTCTTTACATCTGTGACATGCGTAATTTCTAATGCTTTGCATATATCAACCAAACAAAACATAGGTTTATCATTTACGATTGCTGTTCGGATTTTTCCAAATTCTGAACTTTCAAAAATTTGTAAATCATTCATTGTGCACACCTCACTCTCTCTCCGTCTGCCATTTCCTTATCTCTTAAAGCTGACAGATAAATAACTGCTATTGTCTTACTTTCTTCTGAAAGTGTTGAAAAAATAGTTGAAATTTTCTTAGCATCTTCAATATCTTTTTTTCTTAAAGCCTGTGCCATATTGACCACCTCACTTTCAAATATATTTTGTATTTTGTACTTTGTACGATTTAATAATAGTACATTGTAGTTGTTATGTCAACAACTTTTTTTGTACTTTGTACAATTTTTTGTATTGATTTTTATATTTTTATGCTTTATAATCAATTTTAGAAAGGAGGTACAAATGAAAGAACGACTAAAACAGATTAGAAAAAACAGTCCTTATGGAAAGACGCAAGATGCCTTTGCTGAATTTCTCGGAATATCAAAACAGAATATTTCAAGCTACGAAACAGGAAGAAGAAGCCCATCTGATGGAGTTATACAACTTATTTGTCAGAAATGTCATGTTAATAAAGAATGGCTTTTAACCGGAAAAGGCGATATGGAAAGTTCTATTGATACTGATTACGAGTCTGTAGCAGTATATATCGGTGAAACAGACCCTAAAGCTAAACAAGCTATATTGGAATATTGGAAATTATCTGATGAAGATAAAGAATTGTTTTGGAAGTTTTTTGAAAGATTTATAAAATGAAAAAGGGGCGGGGAATTATTCCTCGCCTTTGTTATTTAAGATTTCTAAGTGTGTTCTGATAACAACTAAGATTTTATATAATATTTCGTTGTTATCAATTTTGTCTACAAGTTCCACAATTTCTCGTTTTAGTTCTTCTTTACTCAAATTTAATCCTCCTATGTGACACATTATAGAACAACTGTTCTGCTATGTCAATCCCCTCAATGTAGGGCAGTGCAACGCCAATTACACCGCCCCTTGCCAAAACTTGATGTTGTCAGATAACTTCTGACAAGTTTATTGTACGGCTTGAGGATAAGGGAAACAAGAGGATTTGGCTGTTATAGTTCGACATTTTATGACTTAATCTGCCATGCTTTGAGCTATGTATTCGCTGACCGGTGTTTTAAGTTTGTTTGGGACTTCATCAATCCTCGACAAATCAAAGCCTATTCTGTAAGCCCAAAATTTTACAATTCCATTCATATTATCACCTCTTTCTATGAATATACTGTTTCTGACATACTTGCAATGGCATCGCCTTGTAAGGTCTGTTCTTTTTCCAGTACATTTAATCTTACTTCCATGTCACTGTACTGACGGATGTTGTATGTAGCCATAAACTTGCCGCCTTTTTCTGCATAAGTGACATTTGTAAAAGTGCAGTTTTTATATTCTCCTACTATCGTTCCGTCATCATTTACATATGCAAAAGATGATAAATTCTCATCTGTAAGTTTTTTACGGAAATCTTCAATTTCCTCAGCTGAAATAAACTCAGCTACTATTGATGTTGATGTGCAAGCATCTGTTACTGTAAGTTCTGTGTTGTCTTTTAATTTGATTTTCATAATGCTTTTCCTTTCTTTATATAAAAATAATATAGAGTTATTCATTTTAACTATTTTTGATAATACTATTTGCAATGGTAAAAAAATGCAGCGTAAGCATTAAATTCGTTGCATGGAGGAGCATATATGCATATATTTTGCCCAGATACATAACCATATGATAATACTATATTTCCAGTCGTTCCATCCCAAGCACTCACAGGGAATCTATATCTATCACTATCTATAGTATGTGCATGGTCATTAAGTATAGTTAAACTTGTTGCTGTATTTACACGAGCTATATTATAATTAAAACTTACAAACATCATTTTTGTAATTGAATTATAAAACGCTATAACGTTTTGTGTTCCACTAGCAACATTTGTAAACGTAAATGGTTTTAAGGCATTATTTAATGCAGTAATACTATTATCAACACTTTCAGCGAAACTACCAGATACACTTTTATTCAACTGTCTGGCATCCGCAACATATCCCTCTTCGGTCGTAACAAGGTTGTTTGCAATGCCATTTGGTATTCTGCCTTGTGCCTGCCACTGAGTTAATGTGCCATTCGCAACATCTGCCTGATAACTTGCACTGTTAATTTCAGCAGTTACTACTTTGTTCTGTACTGGATTTGTGCTTGTTGTCGACAACTTGCTGTCAACTTCTATAGCTTCTGATATTTCTGTCTTTTTAGCATATGTATTTTGAATGTTGTTACCATCTTCATCTGCTACCGCTTTTTCAACTGCTAAGTTTGCATTTAAGACAGCTACACCATTTGCAACACCTTTTTCAGCTTGAGTTATAAAATTACTGCCAACAATATCTTCTGCTTCTTTTGCAAATTTTTCTGCCTGCTCTGAATAGTATTTTGCATTGTCGGTATCTTCGCCATCACGAATACCACTCTTACCAACGCTGTACGACTGAGATAACTTAGCGTCCATATCAGCATTTGTAGCCGACTGAGCTGCCGCTTTTGCACTTGCCGCCGCATTGTTCTCTGACAGTGTTATAGATGCCATAACTTCACTTGACAGCATAGCTTTTGTAATACTGCCATTTTTGATAGACGCACTCACTTTTCCACTGCTATCAATGCTAAAAGCTATCGTATCAGTGCCTTTAAACTCATACTGAGTAATCAAAGCTGACATATCAATGTATTGCTTTTCACCGTTTTCAAGTGTAAGTATAAGCTGTTGTGTCTGTGCGTTATATTCAAAGTTTACGGCTATCTTTTCCATTGCGGTATCAATGTTCAATACTGTACCATTGTGCTTTGTTATGCTGATAACACCATTTTTATCATTAAAAGATACATCAGTCACCATATTATTAAGTTGGTCTGCACTTACTTTTGTAGTGTCAATTTCATCAATTTTAGCTGACATTGATACTACTTCATCATCAATAAGATTGATTGCTTTATCCATTTTATTTAAGTTTGTTTTACCAAGCGGTGTTGTCAGACTTTCCGACTTATTAAGCCAATTTATTCGGGTGTAAACCTTTACTACTGCCATCGTGTGTCACCTCTTATTCTGCTTTTTTTGTTTCCTCTGTTTCCATAAGGCTATATACATAATTGTCAAATGCCGCAAAGTCTTTTAACACTTCCTCTTTGTTTGCATTGAACAACTCTACATTCTGAATAGCACGACTGATATTAGGTGCACCGCCGACTGGAATTGAAGCGTTCATGTACGCTACTTGTTCTTCCTTTCCATCAACTGTTAATACACATGCTCCTGTTACTGATACTTGTTTGTTTAATTTAACCATTTTAATTACCTCCTAAAATCTGTTGTTTTAATATCATAAATTCACCTTGTAAATTTAAAAGTTGAAATTGTAACTGCTGATTTTTCGTTGTTTCCTGCTTCAAATCTCTTTTTAAGCACTGACAATATTTCGTCAGAGGTGCGATAAACTCCTCATACCGCAATGCAGCATAGTCTTTTTTATCTTCATCAATTTGAACTGTTGCATATGCTGCAAAATCATCTACTGTACCCAAAACTTTCTCAGCAGTCATTTTAACTTCATCTGCTATAAATCCGCTGTGGGTTCTTTTGCCATCTATCATTGTGTATGTTGATGGTTTCAATCCGTCTATCAGATTATTGGCATATTGTTCATCTATTTCGGTTATATTTGTTTTTAATCGTCTGTCTGATGCCGTAAATGCTCCTGTGTTTGTTGTCACAACTCCATTTTCAACTCCCACAGCAAACAGATACCCGCTGCTCATTTTTTTATCTTTAGCAAAAATTCCAGCAACTGAAAAATCACAATATCCCCTTGTCGTATCAGGAATAGCCTCGTCTAAAGCTCCGCTTTGGATTCCACATATAAGTTTTCCTTGCATTATAGATGCTTTATAAGGGAACCCATCCCAGTTATAGTAATTTGTTCTTGAATGTGTCGAAATGAATGCATCCCCGTCTGAATACATATATCCTTTGCCAAATTGCCATCCACCTATTGAACCTGCACCATTTCTATCTAAAGTAAAATTAGTGCTATTTACTATCAATCTATTAGAATTTAAAGTGATTACATCAGCACTTTCGTTTATCATAGATATAATTTGACCGTCATCGTCTTTATCTATTTTTAAGGAAATTGAAGCACGCAGCGTATTTTCTTCACTTGTCGCTCTTGTCACTTCTTGTGTTATTTCACCAGCCGTAACAGTAATTCGACCGCTTAAAGTTGCTTCTTCGGCTTTTGCCCTTGTTACTTCCTGTGTTATTTGGTCGGCTGTAACAGTTATCCTGCCCGAAAGTTCTCCCTCAGCGTTGCTTGCTCTTTTTACCTCAGCTTCAATTTTGCTTGCTGTCTGTTCAAATCTTGAGCTTGTATTTTCGTCTAAGTTTGCCAACTCAATCGACACGCCGTCAACACTCTTTTGAATTTTAGCCGTTCTTGATTGCAAATACATTAGCTCTGATGTTTGAACATCTTCATTTACTCTTAGTTTGTTTCCTTTGCTCTCATAAGTGTCTTTTAATGCTTGTACTCCACTTAATGTCCTAGAAAAAATGAATGAGCCTATGTCGTCACTGTTTTCTTTTATCAATACAAAATAATCACCTGTTTCCAAGTACGGAAGTCCATCAAGTGTTGTTGTATTTGGACGATATATATATCCTTTTATTTGTTCATAAATTTTTTGTCCTATTTCCTTTAGTTTCTCGGCTGTACTGCCATACAAAAGAGGATTTCCGCTGATTACATAAGGATTATCTTTTGTGCCTGCAAGCTCCCCGACATTATCACTATCACCTTTAATGATAACCCCCGTGATGCCCTCTACCTCATATTCTTCGTAGCTTGTTGATATGTAGCTTGCTGAATTTTCATCACTCGCAATGACTTCGTAATGGTCTTCCGGATATAATTCTTCTGACGGGTATAATGTTTCTTCCGGGTATAGTCCCGGGCTTAGTAATGAAATGACCTCAAACTTTCCCTCTCTGTTCATTTTGCCAAAACCGGCATTAACCTCACAAATATATTTCAGCATATCCGTTCCGAGCAGTTCTCCGTTTTCGTTTGTGTCAATAGTCCTTGAAATTGTAATATCATCATTGATTATATCCTGTTCAACAAAAGGAATATTCAAATAATTTAGCAAACTTTCACGCAGTTTCTTAAGTGTTGTTGTTGCGTAAATGTACTTTGTTTGTGTCTTTCTCTTACATTGATAAACCTCAATCCAACGATACAGTTCGTCCTTACTATCATCATCTTTGTTAATATCTTGTGCTTCATACAATTTACCTGTTGATGTATCAAGATATGTTGTGTCATATGCTTCTTCGGGTACTGCACCATTTAAGAAAAAAGCTACTTCGGGGGGCTTACTTCCCGAATTGTCTATTGTATATTCACCATGTTCCCACAAATCGTCAATATCGCCAACTGCCACTAATTCCTCATATTGTGATACAACATAAAAGACTTTATTATACCACTCAGAAACATCTATTTGTGCATCGTATAAAGCATCATAAGCAACAATTTTTCTGTAATCTTTATCATTGACTTTTTTTGCAGAGTCAACACGATATTTACCCATTTTTACAACTGCATCTTTGCCATCGTTTACAAGTAACTTTGCAGTAAACTCTACTCCTGCAAGTTGATTGTTTTCAAGTTCTGATACTTCAAATTCACATGAGGATGCAATACAGCCGCCTAGCTGTAAATCCTCACTATCACATATGCTTTCTTTAATTGTCACGCTTTCTTGATGCAGCGTTTCGTTTGTGATTGTATAATCTAAGTCGTGAAAATAAAATTCATAGTCATTAAAATACGCACCAATTTTATAAAAACTCTCTTTTTGACTATCTGTCAAATTAAGCATTTTATCACCTCGCTAATACTCGATAAATTCATATGTTGTCGGTAAATAGGTAGGAAATCCTTTATATGTTCCACCGTATTTGTGTTCAACATCCGGAACATAAAAAAATCCTGTGCTATAATCGTTTTCCCATTCATTAAAATATCTGATACGAATTTTCTTTTCGGGCGAAGCTGTGCATCCCGGTTGTTTTTCTCCTGTTCTAAGTATTGACATGAACTTCTCGTGTTTGCCATACTCCATATAGGCTGTCGAAAAAGAAATTCCGTCACGCATATGTTTTAAAACATTTCTTTTTAAATAGCCGTTCGCATTGACATAACTATCTAAATCCTGTGCCCGGTCCGCTGTAATGCTTAAATTGTCTGCCGCTATAAATTGGTCTATTTTTGTATATTCATAATTTCCATTACTATATCCTGTAGCAATGGAAACAAGACCCTTACTTTTTGAAAATGCCATAATTCTACCTCTAACTTTTTAAGGTTAATAATTTTTTTGCATCAAAAAAGACGGATATTAAATCCGTCTTGTGGTTTTGTAAAATTTAATTTATTCTTTTATCAATTTAGCATAATGTAAATCCAATGCAACATCTTTTGTTTTTTCACCAGTAAGAGAATTTTCAGTATCTCCCATTCCGTTAAAAACAGTATATGCTTCGATAACATCACCCTCTAATATATTAAGGTTATCATCATTTGTCTGATAATCATACAGCCAAACAAATTTATCATAATCTTCCTGTTTTTCTTTCTTGTTATACACATATGCTTTATAATACTTGTCACATCCTGTTTTTACGCTGTCGTTTATTACATCACTAATGTAAAGATTAACCTTAAAGCATTGTCCATCATATTTTTTAGGCTCTCTTGCAACCTTTTTGTACGGAAACGATACACTTTTATTCTTCATTTCTTGTAAAGTATAACTTTGTTCTATTTGCTTCATATCATCATCTGAGTTATCATTCCCGATTACCGACAATACATAAAGTGCTATTACAATGCCGACTATCGTCCACAATATATTATGTTTTTTCTTACCATTATTCATTTTTTTAACACCTACTTTTTATTTAACTTTTACCTTGCAAGTTGCTGTGCAACCACTTTTCATTTTTAAAGTTATCGTAGCTTTCCCTTTTTTAACAGCCAAAACTTTTCCTTTTTTATTGACTTTAGCAACTTTTTTGTTGTCAGTAGTCCAACTTTTCAATACATCAGGATAAGTTCTTTTCTTTATTTTTAATTTCAGCTTTTCACCTACTTTTAAAGTTTTGCTCTTGCATGATATTGAAACTGTTGCCTTTAATTTAGGTATTTTCTTTATTTCTACTTTTGAACAAGTATAACAATGTCTTGTCTGTTTTCCACTTTTAAAAATTGTAGGTTCTACACTTTCATCCCACAATGTACTCCAACTACTCCAATCATGCTTTGTGTCATCAACTGGAATATCCTTGTATTCTCTTTGAGAGCAATTATAACAATATCTGCTTTCCTGTCCTTTGTTTAAACAGTCAGCTTCTGTCCACACTTCCCAATTAGACCATAAATGTGAGCCGTCACCTTGTCTTGCTTTTGTTTCTTCTTTGTAACATTCAGTGCAATATCTTTCCCACTTTCCATCCTCACATAAATAGCCATCAGCTTTCCACTCCGTCCATTTATGTATTCTTGTCGCTGGAACAGTCACTTTCTTAGAATCCCCACAAATAGAGCAGTCATACCAATTATAACCCGCCTCAGAACATGTGGGTTTTTCACTAAAACTAGAATCTAAAACCCATCTGTGATTACATATTGCATAAGATGTAGTATAGGTACTGGAGATAACAAGAGTTGCTATCCCTAAAAATGCTACAATCTTTGTAAAAAAACTTTTTCTCATATCCGTTCACACTCCTTTTCAATATTTGCTATATCATACCACATTTAGCACAATATAGCAATATTTCTAAGTGAAAAGAGGTTTGCCGTAACGCTTTTTGTAATTACTGTTGGCATTTTGTGTTATCTTGACTATATCACCCTCAGAAACACCCTCGACATAAAGAGGTGTGCCGCTACTGTTCATACGGTTTATACTTGATACAAGACTTGCCAAAACAGGTGTCATAACATTATATACTGCGTCTGACACACCTTGCGATACTGACGCAACTATTTGGTCGTTGTTCATAACCGCAGTATGACCTTTTAATGTACTTACAAGCTCAGGACCTTTTTCTCTTGCTACAAATAACTGACCCATATTCGGCATACCGCCGCTTGCATATTTTGCTATGTTGTGCCACGAACCATTTTCAAAAATACCGCCTTTTGCTTTCTTTTTAGGTTTGCTTCCAGTCGAAATTTTATTTAAAAAATCAGAGAGATTGTCAGTGAAATTGTTTTTCATCTTAAAAGTAATCTCTACATTCCTTTTTATTGTACTTTTCTTGCCTATATCGGTTAGCAACGGATTTTTCACAACTTCCTTTAACTTGTCTCCATTTTTTACATTTAGCTTTATATTTGCATTTTTAGTTTTAAAATCGTCATAATCCTTTTTTGTTTTATCAAAATTTTTACCTTTTTTGGCATTTGCGGTAACTTTAACTTTTTTACTCGTTATACCGTCAATATCTTTTTTAGTCTTTTCAACTCCTTTGGAATTTATAGATACAGTAGCTTTTTTGCCTGACAATTTATCGGCTTCTTCCCCAACACCTTTTATAGCGTCTTTTTGTTTGTTGGTGCTAGTAGTATTACTGTCTACCTTTTTTGTATATTTCTCTACATAGTCAGAAGCTGTATTATACTTTTCATTGAGTTCTTGTTGTGTATCTTTAAGTGTTCCCAGTTCTTTTTTGTGGTCTTTATAAACTTTTTCTTGGTCTTGTAATGCCTGAGCAAGTTTTGGCACTTCTGTACGCAATTTTTCCATTTCCGTATATTCGGATTTGGTCATTGAAGCCGAACCACTTTTCCATTCTAAGTTCTTTTCTTCAAGTTCATTCAACCTTTTAGTTTGATTAACAAGATTTATTCTCTCATTTTTTAAGACTGCTTCTGCTTGTTTGCTTTTCTTTGCCGCTTCTGCTAACTTTTTTTCATTTTCATAAAGTTTATTGCCTATATCTGCAAGGTCTTTTTGTGCCGCTTTCGCTTTGTAATATTCTTTTGTTTTCTCAACAAGTTTTTTAAGCTGTTTCCAACTACCCTTGTATGCTCCTGTCTCTTTATCCACATTCTTTTTTAAGCCCGGTAGTTCTTTTGAAAGTTCTTTTGACATTTTCTTTAAAATTGCCTTTTCAGCTTTTGTCTTGTTGACCTTTTTTGAAAGTTTATAATAAGCACTTGCTAAATTTTCAACTTCTTTGCCTTTGGCTTCTGCGTTTTCGTCTCTTTCTTCAACTTTTTTTAATGCGTCTTTAGTTTTGTTGACAGCTTTTTCACATTCTTTCGCTGATGAATTTAAGTCACCTAATGCCTTATTAGCTTCTGACATATCTAACTTTATTTTTTCATCAGCCTTGCTTTCTACATAGTTATAGAAAGCTACCAATGCTGCCGTTGCCGCCGCTATTCCAACTATGCCTACCGAAACACTTAAACTTGTTAAGCCTGCTTTCGCTATAAGTCCTTTAAGCCCTGTTTTGATAGCTGTGCTTATTCCTGCGTCTTTTGCGATTTCAAAACCCATTTTTTCAGCTAAAAAAGCCGCCATTTTCTTAGAAACTTCGCCAGCAATAAACTTTCCTATGCCTGTGAATTTTACCAATGCAAATGCCGCTAATAAACCTGTCTCAATAGGTGCTTTTGAAAACGAACCTTTCAGAGCACTTCCTATTGCACTGACCAACGCTTTTGCTAAACCTAATAAGCTCCAAGTAACCTTACTAAAATCAATAGCAGATATAAAGTCCCCAATGCTTTGACCTACTTTTTTCCATTCTACTTTTTTGAGTGCAGTAGTTAATGTATCTGCAATGCCTTTTATGCCGTCACTTAAACTCTTTCCAAGTTCTTGCCAACCATTAAGACCAGTCTGCTTATTTTTCTTATTCATTGTCTTAAAAAAGTCATTTATTCCCTGTCCTAACGCATTTCCAAGTCCTTTAAAATCAAAAGTAGTAATTGCTCCAAACGCTGTCTCAATAGCCGCCCTTAACTTACTTGCCATTGATTTAAAGTACGACTGCAAAACTCCTGTTTTGATAGCTGAATTAAGAGTTTTCGACAAACCTTTTCCAAGATTTACCCAGTTTACTTTTTTAAAGAAGTTTGTTTCAGCTTCAAGCGCGGCTTTAATAGAATTGCCTATAGCTTTTCCTAAACCTTTCCACTTGAATTTTTTAACAAAACCATTTAAAGAAGTACCCATAATTGAGGTAATCTTTTTCAAGCCTTTAGCCCATTTGCTTGTATTTTCATTCACCCAGTCAATGCCCTTATTTAAGGTTGTCGCAAGTGCTTCACCAATTTCTGTTCCGTCGCCTGTGTCCCAAGCTGTTGTAAATAATTTTTCAATCTTTTCTTTGAGGTTATCAGCATCACTTGTCATGCTTTTAAACGCTTTATTCCAGCGTTTTTCATAATCTTCGACAGCATTTATAAGAGCATCAGATAAAACGCCACTAACATCTCCTGTGCCGTTTTTATCCTTGTCACTGTCTTTCTTAGATGTTTCGTTTGTCGTAAGATTATTTAACTTATCAAATCCCTGCAACTGCTTATTAAACTTTTTCTGTGCATCTGCCGCATCATTTATACTATCTGCCGCATTGTCGGCACTGTCTGATACATCGTCATAAGTATCTGATGTGTCACTGTCTTTTGAACCAAGACTGCTATCAAACTTTAAACCAAACAAATCACCGATATGTTTCATTAAGTCTTTAACAGCCATTGCCATTGCATTTAACCACGGTAATACTTTTTGTATGACAGGCATAAACAGCCTTGAAAGCATCAAGCCGCACTGTTTGATGTTGGACTTTAACATTCTAAATTGATTTGCGGGAGAATTGATAGTCTTAGCTAAGTCACCCCATGCGACTTTAGACTGCTGTAACATTGTGATAACACGCAAATACTCTTTCTCAGCCTGTGTCATATCAGAAACATTTTTCTTAACACCTAGCCCAAGTGCTGTTTCCTGTAATGCCGCAACTGATATGTCCATACCATATTTTTTTACAGCCATCGCCGCACCCGAAAGACCACTTGAAAAGTTTTTCATAACGGTGTCAAGCGGCATATTTGTTAATGAGGACATATCCCCAGCAAGCATTGTCATGGCTTTTGATGTTGCAATAGACGCTTCGCCCATCATGCCGACAGAGTTTGTCATTTGTGCGATTTGAGCTTCAAAGTTTGTTATCTGTGTAATGTCAAGTCCAAGACTAGCTGTACCTGTGTCAAGTAAATCTCCATCCTTGCCAATCTTATATCCTGTCATTTTACCTGTAAGCGTTGTAAGCCTGTCCTCAAAACTATTTGCGTAACTTTCAGCATCATCATAGCCGTATTTTTTATAATTGCCTTTATTTTCCTGTGCAATCTTATCTATTGCCTTTTGAAAATAGTTGTATTCCTCTACATAGTCACTTGATATGCCAAGAACTTTGCCAAGTGCCCCGGCAACCCTCGACAGCATCATGTACTTGAAATACAGCGTTGCAACTGAATTTCCTAATTTACTAATTTGACCGAGTGCAAGTTTTAAAGGTGATTTCATGTTACGGAAATTCTTAGCGAAATTCAGTGTTGCCGCACTAGCATTTTTAATCTTACTGATAAAATTAGAAAAGCCTGTTGCCGCACTCTTTAATGTACTGCCAAAACTTTTTGTCGAGTTTTCACTTTCTGTCAGTCTAGCTTTGTACTCTGCAAGTTCTTTTTCGGCTTGATTAAGTTGCTGATACAGTTTATCAAAATTTGTATCACCGAAGCCAATACCTCTATTTCTCATTTGCTCTATAGCAAGATTTAATTTCTTTATTTTTGTTTCGAGGTTGTCCGTTGATTTTATGTCGGTATCAAGTCCTAATGCTTTTTGATTTAAAGCCGCTTTATACCGCCTTGCTTCATCTTCTAACTTGATTAAAGCCATTTTGGCAGTGTCCCATTCAGAAGTCCCCATGCCTTTGCCACTAGTTTGTATATTAGCAAGATTGATTTTAGCCTGTGAAATTCTTTCGTCATATCCTTTTAAAGCACTGCTCGCACCTGTGATTTTTATTCTCTGCTTATCTAATTCTTCTCTAACTCGTCCAAGTTGATAAATGGTTTCGTTATAATCAGCACTTCCGACTAACTTTTTCCCAGCAAGCTGATTTGATTTTTGTACTAATTTGCTTTCTTCTGCTTCAAGCTCCTTAATAGATTTGACATTCAAATCAAGGTCAGCAGCCGCTTCTTTTAAGGTATTTTTATACCACTTAGCTTCTGCTACAACTTTTTGTAAAGCAATACTAGCATTGTCCCATTCCTCAGTACCCATGCCCTTGCCACTTTTTTCGACCGCTTTAAGGTCGGCTGTGGCTTTCTTTATTCTTTCGTCATATCCCTCTAATGCTCCTGCTGTTCCCTCTCTCACTTCTTTTTGCATTTTAAGGAGTTCTGCTTGACTATCCCAGCCTGTATGTTTAGGTAGTGTGTCTGCGGATATTTTTTCTATATTCTTCTGATAAGTGTTTACGGCTTTTTTTATTTCACTTTCAGGCGGTATCATTATTGCTGAATTACTTGCATCTTCTTTCACGAAGCCTTTTTGTGAAGCCTGCTGTGCTTCTGCAATTTTGACTTTTAAAATATCAAGTTTATTTATAGTTTCCTGTATTTTATACTCTAACCCGTCAAAAGAAGTACTTTTGATATTTGCTTTACCTCGATTTAAAAATTCATCTTCTTTCAAAAGGAGTTTGTCAAGGTCGGTAGATAGTTTACTATATTGTTTTTCAAGTTGTGTAGTCGTGCCATTGAATTGTGCACCTCTACCTGCATTTGCATATTTTTTCTGTAGCTCTGCAATAGCTTCTAAGCCTTGTTTAACATCGACTTTAATCTCAGTCTTTGTTTTCTTCTTACCGACATTGTCTACAGTTTTTCCTAAGTCCTCTACCTCTTTAGTAACAGTTTTCAAGCCACCGACTTTAGCAAGGTTTTCAAGGTTTTTGCTGATGGAAGTAGTGTTTATACCGCCTAAAGTTTTTGAAAAACTCTGCAATTTGCTTATAAGACTGTCAAGTGCTTTTTCTGCTGACTGTGCTTCTGCCGATACTTTTAATTCCAAGCTATCTAATTCCATCAAATCACCTCATTCTATATCTCTTTTAATTTATTAAGTGTCACCCAATAACCATCGTTTGTAAGACCGAAGTTATTTTGCATTTTTACAATATTTACTACACTTCCTTTTTTGACAGTTCCTTTTTTGTTTGTTGCTGAAATTTTTGCCGAACTTCTCAAAGTAGCATTTTTAGTAACTCTTGCTTTGAATTTATATCCTGCTGTTATAAAGCGTTTAAATTCAATCCACTTTTCGTTACTTGTGCCAATAAAAGGTGCAGGACATTCTTTACCGTTTACATCCCAGTGTCTTATAACTGTTTTTGCGTTAGGGCACTTACTTTGAATGTATTTAACAAGTTTTCTTGTCGCATACATCTGTTCCCAGTTTGTTTTTAAGCACATATCACACAATTCAATAGACACCGAGTTTGCGTTTGTGCATTTGCCAAAATAAGCCGCTTCGCCTTTTCTGCCGCTTTTATGGTTGCCACCTACCGCCCATGCTGTACGGTTCATTGCTATTGACTTGCCGACTTTTCCTTTTTTATCAACAAAGAAATGTGCTCCTGCCTGTCTTGTATTGCCATTTGCAAAATAATCAAGATTATTCTGTGCTACATCTCCTTTATTGCCTGTGTAATGTATGACAATGTATTTGATATTACTTAATGGTCTTTTATTCCCATAACTAATGCTTTTTGCATACTTTGTAGTCATTTTCATTGATTATCACCTCAAAATCGAGTAGGAGGAATTTCTCTTAACTGAGAAATTCCGACCTCTCACACCACCGTGCGTACCGTTCGGTACACGGCGGTTCCATCAACTTAACAAGTAACACACCTTTCGGTATAGTAATCTAACATTGAGACTAATCCAAATGAGGTTAGTCTCTTTGTACTTATAG